AGCAATGTCAAACCACTTACCTCTGCCAAACGTGGCTTCTTCTAGCTCTGCTACGTTAGACTCTACGGCCTGTTGTAACGCAGGAGAAATAATTCTGGAACGCTCTGATCCTCTCTGGGAATCTGCGGGATCCCACTGTCCTCGCCAGAGCCTGTAGTACTCTTCAAACTTTGCTTCGTAGTTAGACTCGTAGTAATCACGCCAGTTTTCACACTTGGTCATTACCCACTCTTCCAGAGACTCCTCAATCATCAGGGGATCTGGGCTTAAGATTTCTTCTGCCATAGTATTGTCCTTAGAGTATTGCTACGCTGTAACCCAGTGTAAAAAACACTACGACAGAAATAGCGTAGATGCCATAGGTATTAAACTTTCTGAAAACTTCTTTTTCCACTTTAGTATCCTGCTACTACGTCTAGTATTTCGTGATCGTCAATTTCAAAATCGTAGTGGTACGCTACTTGTGCTAATTGATCTACGTAAGCTAAGGCGTCAACCAAGTCATCGTGTGTCAGCGGGTCTGGGAACTGAAACAGTTGATCTAAGAATCTTGAGTTCCACTCGCCTTTGTTTAACAGTACGTAACCGTTTTCAAAACGTCCTTGTAACGCCCACATAACCCTGTCTGTTTTCTTTTTGTTACCGTGGGTTAGTTCCTCGACTCTAAAGAACGTCCCGTAGCGCTTCTGTAAGTCCAACAGAGGACTCATTACTGCTTGCTTTGCGATTCCTCGTTCAATACCAACGCTGATAGGACGGTAATCTCTGACCGCCTGAAATATCTTGGTGGCAGTCTCGTCAAGGCTCCACCGCCCATATATAATGTTATCAACGTACCAACCATCAGGACTAACTTTAACAACAGCGATTGCGGTTTCATCTAGTTTAGAGTTCTTTGTTCGTTTCTTGTTGACTTCTTCAAAACCAGCGAGGTCAACAGCTATGTAGTAATCGCCAACCTCCGGTTCTTCTCCGAATTGTATCCAGTCTTCTCTGAACATCTCTGAGCCTCTGGCTTCAAATGAGGCCATGAACTCTTGTCTAAAGGCGTAACTCGACATTGATTTCTTCGCCATGTCGATTTCAGAGGCGTCCAACAGCGGGTTATCGTAGCTGGTGAAATGCCAGCCCCTGTAAGTCTCATCGTCACCTAACTCCGCGTACTTGTACAACTCGTAGAAGTGGTTACGTCCCATAGGCGTACCTATGAACATAGCAGAACCCTTTTGGTCTGCCAGTGCTGGACGAAGTATCTGCTCCCATACGTCAGGCTTCATGTCTGCGTACTCGTCCATCACGAGAAACTTCAAGGACACACCACGCATTGTCTCTGGCCTATCGGCTCCCTTGAGACTAATCGTGGCCCCGTTGACCAGCTTGATCTGCAGGTTGTTTATGTGCGAACCTGAGATAACAGGGTGTCCTAGCTCTAGCAGGGTTTGCCACATAATGTCTCTTGCTTGGCCCTGCGTAGGCGCAACGTAAAAAACTTGACCTCTGTCGGTCTGTAGAGCGTTAATGATTAACATCCAAGCAGCTAGACGGGACTTCCCTGTTCTCCGTCCTGCTGCTACTACCTTGAACCGTGTTGGATCAGAGTAGACTTCCTGCTGCCACGGCAACAGTTGTACGTTTAAGTCTGTCACTATTTTTAGTTACAAACTCCAGCGTCTGCTGAGTTATCAAAGCCTTACCGTCTTTGTTGGTGTCACAGGCACGTTGCCACGAGATCATGTTAAACGTCAAACCCTCGTGCCACGGAACGTAAGCCTTACACCACTCGTGTGATCCTACAGCAAAATCATCAGCAGGTTGTGGTACGTAGTCACGCTTAGTCCACGGCTTCTGTACTCTAAAGAACGTGTCTTTGTTACTCATCAGTTGTCTCTTGAACAAAGCACTGCTAGGGGTACTAATGTAAATCTCTTGGTTTGCTTCTAGGGTGTACGTAGATCCATCGTCGTAGTTGATAACGGTTTCTGCTCTAGCTCCGATAGCAACCAGAGAGGCAAAGAGTACTGCTGCTAAACCTAGTACCATTTCGTTTACTGATTTCATTGTGTAAGTTCTCCTACGCTGTTGAGGGCTTCTCTAAAATCTTTTGAACCGCCAAAGTGGTAAAATATCTGAGGAATACTCCTCTTGCCACTTATGGCTTCTACCATGTCCCACCCAGCTTGACCCGGAGGGATGTGTACGTACTTGTAGTCTAAGTTGTACTCTTTTGCTAACTTCTTTGCTCTTTTACAAGCAGGACACCAATCAGCACCGACGATAGTAATCACGTTAGCTTCCGTTAAAGTTTACAAAGATTGCGGGTTGCTCTAGTAAGTCAAAGGTTACAACAAACTCCATGTCTCCTGCCGATGTAGTGTACGCCTTGATAGCGTCACCAGCTTGAAGAACAAACACTGCGTTACCGTCAATTAACAAAAAGTCTTTAGCTGATACGTTACCACCGCCTAAAATATCTACAGTGGTTCCGTCAGCTTTGTCTACGTAGATGCCAGCGCCGTTAGTAGAGCCACCTAAGTTACTAATAAAGAGCATGTTCCAGTGCGCTACGTAACCACTAGGAACAGTAAACATAGTTGCTACATCTGTGGTTGTGACGTTAGTATTTCTTGTGTACAACATAGTTAGTACGTCCAGATTACAGGGACTGTGCCCCTTGTATCTACGTGAATAAAGTCACCAGCGACCCCTATACCACTAAATCCCATAGACAGAGCTTCTCTTATTATTGTGTACCGATGTGCAGCGTTTGTTATTTTTATGTCTGCTGCGATGCCTTGCGCGTGGGTTCCCGGTACGTCCTTTTTAGCTTCTATGGGGTGGTTAGGGCTTCTGTAGCCGCTGGTGATAACAAAAGGGAAACCACAGTTGTCCCTGAGTTGGTCTAACTTGAGTAGAAACTCGTCCTCCATACGGTTCTCACCAGTATGTTGGCAGTTGAACTCTTCTCTAGTGAAGTGTTTCAAACGATTTCCTCTTGACACTCGCAGTCACAACCGCAGAGTCTACTCTTCAGTGTACTCACCTTCGATTGTGCTTCCGTTTTCAGAGCTTCCAAGAATTTCTGTGCTTCCGACACCAGTGATGTTAATCTGAATCGCACTTCTTCCTGCATCTTTTATCACCTCTCGTTCAAATGCCCCCACAGGGAGTATTCTGTCCATGATTAGCTTCCAAGCAGCCGCTTGGTTCTTGTGTTCGTCGTTAGTTGCAGCATCAAATATAGTCTGTAGTACTAGTTCTGACTTAGGACTAGCTAACATTCTAGCTTTGTACTCATTAATTATAGAGGCATCGCCCTTAGGTCTGCCTACTTTACCCCTAGACCCTGCAGTTTTAGCCTTAATTTCCTTTTTCTTAGGCCTACCTCTGGGTCTTTTCTTTAAATTTATCTCTTTTCTAGCTGCTACTTGGGCTTCTAGGGTGTTTTCTTTAGGTTCTAGGGTGTCTTCTCCTGACATTCTCCTGTTTCCTTGTGTTTAACGCTAGTTCGCATGAGTCCCCTGCCTAGGTTGCAACAGAAGAGGGGATCTATACGAACTATAACACACTCAACTTTAGTCCCACACTCGCTGTACTAATTACATCCTAGTTTCTACCTTATATTATACCATATTTTTACTCAAAAGTCAAGCATTATTTTATGTAAATAATACACAAGTCATACATAGTACCACTTTAGGTGCACCAATTTAGTGCACTTGTGGCCCCGCTGGGTAAACACGAGGTAAAACAAAGGGTTATCTTGTGGGTAACTTATGCTCTTTTTTGCTAGTTTTAGCCTAAATTTACCTTCTGGTGTGCTGAGGTGGCTACAACTATAATTAACACAAGTCAACCCCCTCCCCCCGTGTCAACACAAGGGGCACCCCATGATAACACAAGACCGACACGAGCGCAAGGAAAAACTTTGGTACTATTCACGTAGCCACAAGGGTTGACACGAGGCGCACACTGTGGTAATCACGAGGCCCCAAAGGCCTACCACAAACAACACGGGTTGTCAAGTGAAACACGATGGGAATATTCACAGGTAAACACGGGTTGACAAAGTGTGTGAACCAGTGTAGGTGCCTCAGGCTACACTCAGGCTAATCGCAAGCATACAACGTGCTGGGCTGTCAATAGTCTATTTGTGGTAAAATTCACACTAAATAAATGTTGCAAAGGTTGCCAGTGGTGTTATTATGGACTCATGCAATAACGCATGGTTAATAGAGGGTATACATTATGACAGCTAAAGAGTTTTGGAATATCCACGCGCCTGATTTTAACTTTGAGTTAGGGGTTGATGAGCTGGTAGCAGAGGCGCTGAAGCGTGGGTTCATCGTTGAATCATGGGCCGCTACCGAAGATGGTGAGGCGCAGTACTTATACGCCGATGACGAATTGAACTGAGAAGGGTTGTATTACTGGTAGGCCTAGGCTACACTCTGGGTCTACTGGTAAACCAACGCACCACAAACCAAAAGAGGAACAAACAATGAACAATAGAACAATCAAGTTTTGGGAAGTAATAGAAGTAACAGCAATGGTTTGCGTTCTTGGATGTACGGCGGGAATCGTAGCGCCATTGTTCGCCATGTTCTTTGTTGATATACAGCCGTATGACTTTTTCTCAATGTGGTTTTGCTACGGCTTTGTTGGGATTATCCCAGCATTGCTTGTATGCTTAGGCGCACAGTCTCAACAGTATCAATATTAAACCAAAGAGGGTTAAACCATGTCAAACACTAGACATTTAAGAGTAGCCAAAAACGAAATTAGCGGTCTTTGGGAGTTTAGGTTAGACAGTCGTCTAGTCTCTGCTCACGAGACATATAGCGGCGCTGAGAATCGTCTGCACACTTACGATGAAATGTACGCTGAACGCGGCATCAAAACCGAAATTGTCTTAGATACTAGAGGATAAAACCATGTCAAACACAACTTACAACGGACACCCTTCGTGGGATCACTGGAATGCTTCACTGTGGGCCGCTAATGACTTCGAATTATATGAACTATTCACATCACTGGAGCTTAACGACCTGCTGCACATCATGGACGGTTACACCACGCCAGACGGTTGCGTATTCACTAGCGACCTGATACAGTACGCACATCAGACAACCAACGAGGAGTAATATCAATGCGACTAATTGAAAAACAAATGAATGACGCGGTTGACAATATGCAACCGTGGGCGAAGGACAACACTCAGGTAACTATTGCTTCAGGCGACTGGTCTACGTGGGCACACGTATACTTACACGGGCACAACATAGCTACAGTCGAGCGAATGAGGTCAGGTGCTAGAGTGTTCAGCATTAATTACAAGACGCTGAAAAAGTGGCCCACACGCACCACCATGAGCCGCTTGAGGGCTTTAGGTTTTAACGTATACACCCGCAAGGGCGTAGTGTACCACGAAGGGACGGAGGTTTGACTAATGGTAATATGTTACAAGACAGATGATGCGTTTTATGCTGGAATCTATAAGTTAGTAGAGATGGGGTTAACATTCGAAGCAGACGATCACGATTTAAGCATAAAACTAACGGGAGGCTACTAACGTGTGCGGGAATGAAGTAACGTGGTTGTTGGGCTTCGGTTGTCTAATGATGACCGCATGGCTAATCTTTTCAGAGGAATACTAGGGGAGCGCTAGACATGAATGAAGATGACGTTTACAGCGACTACAGCCATTACTGTGACGGCACTGGCCCGTACAAGCGAATTGACTACCTAGAGTACACGCACATTTGCGACGGGTGTTACGAGATTGTCGAGAGTGTTGACACTGATACGGGCTTGTGCGAGACTTGCGAGGACGAGTACCGACACGAGCAGTATTATAAACATGGGATCGGAGAACCACACGGGGAGGAAGTATGACAAGCCAAGCGTTAAAACTAAAGGTGAAGGCAACCAGAGCGTACCAACTGCTCAATGAGGCCGCAGTTTACACTCAGTACTGCGACGAGATAGACGAGCGAGGTATTGTTGATATAATAACAGTAGAGGACTGCGAGAGGTATCTTCAGCAGTTAAAAGAGATACACAAACAACAGATGGAATTATAGAGGGGACAACAAGTGAACATATTTTACCTAGACCGTGACCCACACGAGGCAGCTAGGCTCCAGTGCGACCGTCACGTGGTTAAAATGATCCTAGAGACAGCACAGCTACTCAGTACGGCTCACAACGAGTTAGACGGAGGGCAGATTGCGTACAAATCTACTCACAAGAACCATCCCAGTGCAGCCTGGGTACGCCAGAGTCGCCATAATTACAGGTGGCTCAGAAGGCATCTGGAGGCTCTAGGAGACGAATACACCCGACGCTATGGTAAGGTACACGCTACCATACAAAAGCACTCAGAGACGCTTATGTGGCCTCCTAACAACATCCCTGATGGTGGTTTCACTGATCCACCACAGTGTATGCCAGACGAGTGCAAGAGGCCTGACGCTGTACAGGGCTATCAGGTGTACTACAATTACAAAGCAGACGATTGGGACGCACGAGGCATCCCTATGAAATGGTACGGACAGGAGGCAGTATAATGAATTACCACAACGAACCAGATTTAACACAAGAGCAAATGATTTGTGACGTAGCGGAATACGAACTAAATTTTATAGGATTTGCTGAGACGTTAAACCTAGCACGAGCAATGATACGTAAAAAGTACAGAGACATGAGCTACAACGAGCTAGTAAAGGCTTACAACCAAGTATTCGGAGGCTACCCTGATGAGGTGTAAAGCGTGTGACGTTATCCTAGATGACGCTGAAGCAATCAAAAAGGACGCAAGGGGAGTACACTACGACTTGTGTACAGAGTGTTTGACAGTATCTATTGCTGCAAACTGGGAACTAGAAAACATGGAGTCAATAGATATTGATGGTAATATTACACAGGATGATATCTTGACATTACAGGAAAACTATGATAACATCTTAAGTAATCTAAAGGATTACTAAAGATATAAACTGAAGTAATAAACTAATGGGTAATACTACAGAAGTACTACAGGAGAAACTAAAGATGGCAACTTATTTTAAAGTCCAAAAAACAAAAGCACCTCAATCAAAGACCCCTACAAAATCACATTGGAGGCCTTTGTTTGAGTCTATGAAAGCGGGAGAATGGTTTATCGTACCCAAAAAAGACTACGCTAGAACTCAAGCGGCAGGGAATACTTATTTAAAAGGACGGTACACCTTTTACAAAATCAACGACAAAAGCGACTACTGCTTCCTCAAAAAATCGTAACGGAGGGTTGCAATACCAGAAAGAGTGTGGTATACTATAGGTGTACCTTCGGGTACAGTTAATGTTAACAAACGAGGATTATCTCATTATGTCAAGTCAAGTTATCGAAGGTCTGGTGAACTTCTCAAACGTCACCAAACACGACGTGTTCAACGGTCAAGACACTGGCACGTTCAGTATGACCATCACCATGTCAGAGGACGATGCGGCTACTCTGGCGGCACAGGGTGTAAAGATCAAGGAGTACGAGGGCAACAAGCAACGCAAGTTTAAGTCCAAGTACACCATCGGTATGTACAACTCCGAAGGTGATCGTTTTGAGGGCGAGGTTCCCTACAACTCTCGTGTGCGTCTGAAGTACAAGACAGGCCCAGCACACCCAGTACACGGTACTCCAGTGTATCTGGAAGCTGTTAAGGTGCTGGAGTTAGCAGAGGTGTCAGAAGAAGCTGTGGACTTCTGATGGAGTCTAAATTCCTACACCACGAGGAATGTCCTAAGTGCGGGAGTAGGAACAATGTGGCGGTGTACTCCAATGGGGGCCGCCACTGTTTTTCTGCTGACTGCGATTACCACGTAAACGGTGAAACAGGAGAGGAAACTGAGGTGTCAACACCTAGTAACCTAAACATGGGCGGTGTGGTAGCTGAGATACCAGAGCGTCGTTTGTCTGCCAAGACCACTAGGCACTATCAGGTCACGGTGGAGTACGATGCTAACGGTAAGATCGCTAGGCACTACTACCCGTACTACGATGTAGATACAGGCGAGCTAGTGTCTGCTAAGTCTCGCGTGGTCAAGACCAAAGACTTCCTGTCGTCTGGAACCATGTCCAACGTAGGTCTGTTTGGTCAGAAGCAGTGCCGTGGTAGAGGTAAGTTTGTCACGATCACTGAGGGCGAACTGGACGCCATGTCTGTCTACGAAATGTTCGGACAGAAGTACGATGTGGTATCTCTGAGGTCAGGCGCTAGTAGCGCAGCAAAGGAGATCAAAGCACAACTAGAGTGGCTTGAGGGTTACGATAACGTAGTCATCTGCTTTGACCAAGACAAGGCAGGAGAACTAGCGGTAGAGCAGGTGAAGGATCTCTTTAGCCCTAACAAGCTGAAGATATGTAAGCTACCCCTGAAGGACGCCTCTGAAATGCTCATGGCTAACCGTGTGCAGGAGTTTACACAGGCGTGGTGGGACGCAAAGGTGTACAGACCAGACGGTATCATCGCTGGTGCTGACACATGGGAGGCTCTAGTAAACAAACGGCAGGTACAGAGCGTACCGTACCCGTGGGACGGACTAAATGAAATCACAAGAGGCCACAGACCGTACGAACTGGTCACTATCACAAGCGGTAGTGGTATGGGAAAATCCCAGTTTATCAGAGAACTTGAGTACGATTTGCTCCAGCGAACCGACGCCAATATCGGTGTACTTGCACTGGAGGAGGACATCGCAACAACATCTCTGGGAATTATGTCGGTGGCGGCATCTAGGCGACTACACTTGGAGGAAGATACGCCTGTTGATGAGCTTAGGCCTCACTGGGAAGCAACGATGGGTTCTGGACGTTACTACCTGTTCGATCACTGGGGATCAACGTCTGCCGACGAGCTTCTTTCAAGAGTACGGCACATGGCGAAGGCCTGTGACTGCCGATACATTATCCTCGACCACCTGTCAATCGTGGTTTCTTCTCAAGAGAACGGGGACGAACGGAAAGCTATAGACGAGATTATGACACGCCTACGCACACTGGTGGCAGAGACAGGGATCACTTTGTTCCTCGTGTCGCACCTACGGCGTAGCTCTGGTACTGCCCACGAGGACGGAGGCAGGATTAGCCTACAGGATCTCAGGGGTTCTCAGAGTATCGCACAGCTATCCGATATAGTCATAGGTATGGAGCGTGACCAGCAGAACCCAGACGAGGACACTAGGAACACAACGACAGTGAGGATACTCAAGAACCGCTACTCTGGTGAAACTGGCCCCGCTTGTTGGCTACGGTACGACAAGTTTACCGGACGTATTCACGAGTGTGCTAACCCTAACCCACCGGAGACTGAGTTTTGAACTTAGCCTTCTGTGACATTGAAACCGATGGGCTAAACCCCAGTGTAATCTGGTGTGCAGTCTGCCGACACAACGGAGAAAGTGAGGTAATATGCAATGAAAAAGATTTCAAGGATTACGTGGCTCGCAAAGCGCCGATTAGCTTTATATTCCACAACGGAATTGGCTTCGACGTTCCTGTTATTGAGCGTATCTGGAACTTTACTTTTGATAGGAGCAGTGTCGTTGATACACTTGTCCTCTCTAGGTTAGCTGATCCAAGTAGGTCTGGTGGACACTCTCTGCGTAACTGGGGCAACATCCTAGGTTTTTCAAAGGGTGACCACGAGGACTGGACTAGGTTATCTCCAGCCATGATCGACTACTGCATACGTGACGTAGAGTTGACTGAGGCGGTGTACAAGAGGCTGCGTGTTGAGCTAGACGGTTTCTCACGGGAGTCCATTGACCTAGAGCATCAGGTGCAGTGGATCATACAGGAACAGGAGCGCAACGGGTGGCTACTGGATCAGCGTTTGTGTCACACACTGTGCGCTAGATTCAAGGAGCGTATGTATGAGATTGAGGAAGAACTCCAGAGGGTGTTCCCGCCAATTGTTGAAGAGAGGTGGTCTGAGAAAACAGGCAAGCGCCTTAAGGATAAGGTTACGGTATTTAACCCCGGTAGCCGTCAACAGGTGGCTGAACGACTTGAAGCTAAGGGTGCGGTATGGACGGAACTCACGCCGTCCGGTAGACCGCAGGTGGACGAGAGGACGCTTGAGGAAAACAAACATATACCGGAAGCACTACTCGTTCTGGAGTACCTACTCCTACAAAAGCGATACGCACAAGTCTCCTCTTGGATAGAACACGTACAGGATGACGGACGGGTACACGGAAGGGTTACAACAAACGGTGCTGTCACCGGACGCATGACGCACCAGAACCCAAACATGGCACAGGTTCCTTCGGTTAACTCACAGTTTGGCAAGGAGTGCCGTGACTGCTGGATTGTACCAGAGGGACGTAAGCTAGTGGGTGTTGACGCTAGTGGACTAGAACTACGGATGCTCGCTCACTACATGGGCGACGAGGAGTTTACAGATGTCTTGCTTAGAGACGACATTCACACCAGAAATCAAATTGCTTCTGGACTTGCAACACGACCTCAAGCTAAGACTTTCATCTATGCTTTCCTCTACGGGGCAGGAGACGCCAAGATTGGAAGCATCGTTGGAGGAACGGCAAAAGATGGCAATGCGCTTAGGACACGCTTTTTACGAAATACACCTTCTCTTGAAACTCTACGAGAACGAGTTGGATCTGCTTCTAGGAAAGGATACCTCGTCGGACTGGACGGACGAAAACTCTGGGTCAGATCAGAACATAGTGCATTGAACACGCTCTTGCAGTCTGCCGGTGCAATCATTATGAAGAAGGCTTTGGTATTGCTTGATGATTACGCAACACAACACAACATTGACTACAAGTTCATAGGAAACATACATGAC